GAGCTCGCCGCCTCAGCGCAGCGCCGCGCGCTGCTCTCCGATGAGGCCTTCGCGATGCAGCAGGAGCGCACTGAGCGACTGTTCTCCGCGCACTGGCCGATTGCGCTCGACCCGAAAAAGCCTGGCTCGCATCGCTCCGCTGAGATCTGCCGCCGCATCCTCGCGCAGCAGGCCCGCCTCGAGGAGCTCGGCGGCGACGGCCGCGCGCTCCCGGCACCGACGCGGCCGGGCCCGCTAGGCGACGAAGACGAGGAGGAGCAGGATGAGCTCGCCGCGCTCCGCGCTGCTCGCGAGGCCTAAGGGCTCAACGACTCCGCGTATCTTCACTCCTCCCCTCGAGGAGCACTCGCAGCCGCTCGAGGTCGGCGGGGAGCGCTGCGGCTGCGGCTGCTCGTTGACTCCGCAGACTTCTTGGGGTTTCGAGTGCATCGCGTTTCTCACGAAGGTCCTCGGCTGGTCACTGTGGCCCTGGCAGCGCTGGCTCTACATTCATGCGCTCGAGAAGGATGCGGCCGGGATCGGGCTCCGCTATAAGACGATCATCATTCTTATCGCCCGGCAGAACGGAAAGACTCAGTGGCTCAAGGGAATTGGGCTATGGAAGCTGTACCTCGACGGCGCTAAGCAAGTCTTGATCTCAGCTCAGAACCTCGAGATGGCTGAGACGACTCTCGCTGAGGCCGTCGCAGACGTGAAGGCCTGCAAGGTCACCCGCAAAGAGTATCGGCGCTTCACTCAGACAAACGGCAAGTTCAAACTCCTGCTGCACCCGACGAAGGATGCGCCGGACGAGCCCCGCTCCTGGCGCGCAGCAGTCGCGACCCGCAAGGGAGGCCGGTCGCTCAGCGCCGATATGGCGATCCTCGATGAGCTCCGCGAGCACCAGACCTGGAAAGCCTGGGACGCGATCACACCAACTACCCTCGCGCGCAAGCGTTCCCTCGTCATCGGCGCAAGCAATGCAGGCGATGCGACCTCCGTCGTCCTCGCATCGCTCCGCAACGGCGCGATCCGTAAGATCCGCTCCGGCAAGACTGAGGGCACCCGCACCGGCCTATTCGAATGGAGCGCGCCGGAAGGTGTTGATCCGCTTGATGAGCAGTACTGGCCGGCTGCTAACCCGTCGCTGGGCTACATGTTCGAGATCGAGGATCTACGAGCATATTTGGAGGCCAAGGAGGACGATATCGCAGGCTGGCAGACCGAGTATCTCTGCCAGTGGGTGCTCTCCCTCACCCCGTCCGTATTCCCTGAGAAGGATTGGGCTGAGTGCGAGAGCCCGACCGTGAACCGTGCTGCAGACTCGCCGGTTTGGGCCTCCGTCGATGTGAATGAGGACCGGACTAAGGCCTACGTTTCCGTCGCGGCGTGGGCAGACCGGGGCGAGGAGACTCAGCCGGGCGACGTGTGGTGCGACGTGATTGCAGGCCTGCGTGGGGCGAGCTCCGTCGTGCCCTGGTTCGAGCACCCCGACCATCCTGAGCGGCTCACCCGTTTTGCAGGAGTCGTCGTGCAGCAGCGCGGCGCTCCGGCCTCCGGCCTAATTGACGCGCTACGCAAGGCCGGTGGGAAGTGGATCGACCCTGCGACCGGCGAGGAGGTCGAGAAGGGCACACCCGGCGCGCAGCAGCTCGACGGACCTCTCAACGTGGTCGAGCTCGGCGGGTCTGACCTCACGAAAGCCTACGGCGATACTCACGATCTGATGACCGATCATCGACTCTGGCACCGGCACTCGCCTGCCCTCGATGCAGCCGTGATCGGCGCTCAAGGCCGGTGGCTCGGTGACGCCTGGGCAGTCGACAGGAAAGCGTCAACCGTCGATGTATCCCCGATAATTGGCGTCGTACAGGCATCATGGGGACTAGCGCGCGCGACTGAGCCGGAGCTGGTATCGGCCTACGAAAACGGAGGACTGACCGTTGTTTAGCAGGAATCACCCGGCCCTGAGCCGTCAAGTCCTCGTTTCGCTGCTCTCCGGCAATGCAATTCAAGGCATCATCGTGGCGCAAGTCGGGGATCACTACGTGCTCAAGGGCTGCACCGTGCTCGAGCCGGGCCGCGATCCGGTCCAGGCGGTCGGCGAGATGGTGATTGATCGCAGCAACGTCGACTATATGCAGATCACGGAGGCCTGAGCATGGGGTTCGTTGCGACTGAGAGCGGTGTACAGGCCCTCAGCAAGCCGACGTTTACTGCTCCGGCGCGCGTCGTCCTCGCGGCCGGGCTGAGTATGGACTACCTCGCCCTCTACAAGGCGCAGCCGTCCGTGAGGATGGTGATCGGTTTCCTCGCGCGGAATATCGCGCAGATCGGGCTCCACGTATTCAAGCGCGAGGGCGACGAGGACCGCAAGCGCGAGCACGATCACCCGTTCGCGAAGCTGATCGCGCAGCCGAATCCGTGGAGCACTCAGTACCGGTGGCTCGAGCGCATGGCAATCGACTACTTGCTGTATGACTGCAGCTATCAGCAGAAGGTCAAGACGAGCGAGGGCCTCGGTCTGATCCGGCTACCACCACCGATGATGACGCCGAAGGGCGACAATTGGCTCTACCCCGAGTATTTCGAGTTCCGAGGCACGAAGGGTAAACGTGAGATCCCGGCCGAGCAGGTCGTCTACTTCCGAGGCTACGGCGGCACCGATGACGTAGGCATGAGCCCTATCGAGGCGCTCCGGCAGATCTTGCGTGAGGACTACTCCGGTTCCGAGATGCGCGAGCAGATCATGCGGAACGGTGCCCGTATGTCCGGCTACCTCGAGCGGCCGTCGACAGCGCCGAAGTGGACCGAGACGGCTAAGCAGGGTTTCAAAGCTGACTGGCAGGCGCAGTATGCCGGATCGGGCCCGCAGGCCGGAGGCACCCCGATCCTCGAAGACGATATGAAGTACGTCAAGGCTGCTCAGACTGCGAAGGAGCTGCAGTATGTGGAGGGCCGCAAGCTGACTCGCGAGGAGGTCGCAACTCAGTACTGGGTGAGCCCGCCGATGGTGGGCATCCTCGACCATGCGACATTCTCGAATATCACTGAGCTGCACCAGATGCTCTATCAGGACACCCTCGGGCCCTGGCTGGAAATGATCGAACAGGACCTCGACCTACAGGTAGCGCAGGAGCTCGACACATCGCGAAAGCTGTACTGCGAGTTCAATATTCAATCGAAGCTCAAGGGAGCGCTCGAGCAGCAAGCGCAGGCATACCAGACCTCAGTCGGAGGCCCCTGGCTCACCATCAACGAGGCTCGAGCCCGGCAGAACCTCCCGCCCGTCGACGGCGGCGATGAGCTGATCCGGCCTCTTAACGTCACACAGAACGGGGACCAGGAACCCGTACCGGCAGAACCGGCGATGACGCCGACCGATAAGCCGCCTGCTGAGCAGCAGGATGATGAGGAGGATCAGTAATGCTCACCAAGATCGTTGCTACGGAGCTCAAAGCAGGCCCCGATGACGGACTCGGCGAAGGCGAGTTCATCGGGTACGCAAGCATCTTCGGGAACAAAGACAGCTACGGCGATGTGGTAGTGCCCGGCGCATTCCTCAAGAGCATCGGTGAGTGGGAGGCCTCCGGCGACCCGATCCCCTGCCTCTACGGCCACAACATGAGTGACCCTGATTTCAACATCGGAGGCACCGTCGACGCCCGCGAGGACGAGAAGGGCCTGCGCGTGCACGTCAAGCTCGACCTCGACAACCCCAAGGCGCTCAGCACCTATCGCCTCCTCAAGGGCCGACGTATCCGGCAAATGTCCTTCGCCTACGACGTGATCGCTGGAGGTTTCGCGACTCGCCCGAAGGCCGGGCAGGAGAACGAGCAGGACCCCGAGACGGAGGAGTACTACGAGCTACGCGAGCTCAAGCTCTACGAGGTCAGCGTCGTCCCGGTCGGCGCGAATCAGGAGACAGAGATCCTCGCCGTAAAGTCGCTGCAGCACCTCGCTGACCGCATCGAAACGATGCAGCGATGCGGGGATTCCGAGAAGGCCGGTCGAGTGCTCTCCTCGAAGAACGAGGAGGAGCTTCGCGGAGCTTACGACGCAATCGGGCGAGTCTTGGCTACCATCGACGGTGCAAGCGATGAGGAGAAGGCCAGCGGCACCGGCCCGTCTCGCCAAGATTCGGAGGCATCCGAGTCTCGTGAGGCCAGCGAGGATCAGCCGTCCGTCGATACCTCGGAACTGGACCGGCTCAGTCTCGACCTCGAGCTGAGTATCTGAAACCCCGAGTTAGCAACGGAGATCCCGACATGATTACTGCACAGAAGCTGGCTGACCTGCAGAAGGAAGGCCTGCACCACACCACCGAGGCTAAGAAGATCGCTGAGGCGCAGGGCGATAACGATCCGCACGGCTGGTCTGAGGACACGCTCGCGAAGTACAACGAGCACATGACCAAGGCCAAGGAGAAGCTCGAGGAGATCAAGGTCGCGAAGTCCGACCTCGAGATCCTGAGCGCCGCCAAGGATCTGGCATTCGAGATCGGTGAACCCGCCGCCGACGACGTTGACGCGCAGGGCAACCGCCCCGAGCGGAAGGCGATCCAGTCGCTCGGCACGATGATCACCAAGTCGGCCGAGTTCAAGGCCCTCATGGCGCCGTTCGACCACTCCGGCGAGATCTCGATTCCGAAGGGCACGAAGATCCATTCGGCCCCGATCCCGGTCAAGTCGCTCATCACCGGCGCGAGCTCGACCTCCGGCGGCGCGTTCGTGGTCACCGACCGCACCGACATCGTGGAAATGCTCGGCCGTAAGGAGCTCAAGCTCCGCGATCTAGTCTCCGTGCGCCGCACCGGTTCCGACCTCGTGGAGTACGTGCGGCAGACCAGCCACACGAACGCTGCAGCGGTCGTGGCGGAAGCGACGAGCAACCTGCCCCCGACCGCACCGGGGACGGCCGGCCCGCTCGTTCCCGTCGCCGGAGCGGGCGTTAAGCCCGAGGGCTCGTGGGCGTTTGAGATCGTGCAGACGGCAGTCAAGACGATTGCCGAAATGGCTGCGATCACGAAGCGCGCGCTCGCTGACGTGGCTCAGCTCGAGGGCCTCATCAACGATGAGCTCGAGGCCGACGTGAAGGACGCCGAGGAGACTCAGATCCTCGTCGGTGACGGCTCCGGCGAGAACTTCACCGGCATCCTCAACACGTCCGGCATCCAAACCCAGGCGTGGACGACGGATTTCTTCACCACGACCCGTAAGGCGATCACCAAGGCCCGGTTCGTCGGCCGCGTGAATCCGACTGCATGGGTTATGAATCCCGTCGACGCCGAGGCCGTCGATCTGATGAAGGACAACGAGAACCGGTACTACTACGGTGGACCGCAGGCCCTCGGCCAGCGGACGCTGTGGGGCAAGCCGATTGTCGAGGTCGAGGATCAGCCGGTCGGCCGGGGCCTGCTCGGAGATTTCTCGAAGGCCGTCATTTGGGACCGGGAGCAGACCACCGTCACGATGACGGACTCTCACGAGGACTGGTTCAAGCGCAACCTGATCGCGGTGCTCGCTGAGGAGCGGCTCGCCTTCGGTGTCACGCGGCCGACCGCGTTCGTTGACGTCGACCTGACGGCATAAGCCCGACCCCCGACGACCCTACGAACGAGGAGAATGACCATGGCGCTTATCAACTCCGACGAGTTCGCCCGCACCCAGCACGACAACGGGGGCGAGGAGCTCAAGGATTACGAGGTCGAGATCAACGGAATCGCAACTACTCTGCGGCTCACCGAGGCTGATGCGCTCCGGCGCGGGCTGCGGAAACCGCGGAAGGGCGAGGAGGTTGACGAGGAGGCCGTCCCGGTCGCGGACGGTCCTCCGGTCGAGCTGCAGGAGTACACCGTCGAGGGCGAGAACGGAATCGAGGCAACGGTGAAACTCACGGCCGAGGATGCAGAAGCTCGGGGCCTCAAGGCGGCTCCGAAGTCGAAGCAGAAGGCCCCCGCGAATAAGGCTGCCACGCCGGAGAACAAGGCGGCTGAGCCGAGCAAGCGGGAGCAGATCGCGGCTCAGTCGTTCGGCCAGACTAAGCCCAAGGGCAATGCCTGAGCTGACCGGCACTCAAGCCGTCACATACACGGGCGGGCGGCTGAGCCTCGATGAGGCCAGCCGCCTGCTCGCGCTCGCACTCGAGGAGGCCCGCAGCTATTGCCGGTGGCATGTTATGCCGGTGCTGCAGACCAGCTTTACCCTCGACGGCCCCGGCGCTGAGGTCCTCCTCCTCCCGACCGGGAAACTCAGCAGCCTCGACACGATCTCCGAAGACGGAATCGAGCTCGACCCTGCGACAGTGCTGCGAGTCTCAGCAGACGGTCACCGAG